AGAGTTAGGAGCCATTTTGTTTAGTGTTACATTTGACTGTGTAATTTGATTAGTTGTAATTGCATTTGCTGCAAGTTTAGTAGTTGTAACATTTGATTGTAATATTTTTGCAGTCGTTACTGCATTACTTGAAATCTTAGCTGCAGTAATAGTGTTGTCTGCTACTTGAAGTGTTCCAATAGTTCCACCTAGAGTATCTAAAGATATTTCTTTAAGGTTTGTTCCATCAGCGTAGGCTGCAAAGATTGCCGCTCTGTCAGGTGAGAAACCTGTTCCTGAAGCTGTTTTAATTGTTAAATTAGATGGGTTTGTTAAACCTGTGCAATCAAAGATATAAAATTTTTCAATACTGTCAGGTATTGTACAAATTGTGCTTGCTGCAATTGATGCAGTTGCAAATTTAATCACCATGTTTCTTGCGTTTGATAAAGAAGCGTTAGACATTACTAACGCTAAAGTTCCACCACTTGATAGTGTAACTTGTTCAAAACCTGCGATAGCTTGTTGGACTAAATTTAAGTTAGTATTAGTTTTATCACCCCATGTACCAGCGTTTTCGCCAGTTACCATCAATTCGAGTTTTAGATCTGTAGAATAACTTGATGCCATATATCTCCTAGTTTAACAAAATTAAGCTGCTCTATCAACCTCAGTCCAAACATTATTTACACCAGGGTCGATCTCGCTCCATGCGGTTACATTAACCGAGCCAATATTTGCTGTCAACCCTATACCAGAAACAGTAATATTTGCAGCACCATTTACTGTTACTGAACCAAGTGAGCTAGCTAAAGCTTGTCCTGTTACATCATAACCTGATATCGGAGTAACAGATCCTATCGATCCAGTTAATAAGCCTGCTGTTGTAACACTCTCAACAGTGGTTTGAACTAATGTGATTGATCCCAAAGTTAAGGACATTGAAATACCAGTTACATCTACTGCAATTTTAGGTGCAGGAAGAACTTGACCTACTGAAGAGGTTACAGATTGACCTGATACAACACCTGTAAATCCATCTCCAGTAACGCTTGATAGTGTTCCTAATGAAGTTTGTAGAGCGTCTTCACCAACAAACACAGTGACATTACCATCGATTTGAATTGAATTTACACCTTGTGTAATTGTTAATAAATCTAATCCAGAAACTTGAACAGTGTGATCAACTATTGGTGATACATTACCTTGTGATAAAGTTGCTTGTTGTCCTGCTGGTAAAACAGAATATGTTTCTCCCCAAGCTCTGTTACCCCAACCACCTCGGCCCCAACCGATTTCAACTTTAGCATCTACAGTTATTGTTCCTAAACTTGAAGATAAAGATTGACCTTCTGCTAAAACAGATCCAGTTATACCCCAAGCTCCTGAACCCCACTCAGCTCTACCCCATCCATTAACAGAAACACCTTGAGCATCTCCTTGTGATAAGGTTAATGCTGATCCTGTAACAGCAGCAGCTGTCGAGGATTGATCACTCCAAACTCCTGTACCCCAACTTTGTGCGCCCCAAGTTTTTTGAGTAATATCAAAAATACCTCCCATGCCGATACCATGGTAATAACACAAATAGAAAAAATCCGTTTCTGAGGATGGAGTTACCTCAACATATCTAGTTGTAGCTGCATCGAATGTTGTGGAATTAACATAATTAGCATAGTTAGAGGCACCATCTAAATAATAAGTTACCCCAGATGTGAGGTATTGATCTCTGCTTGTTGTTGTAGAAAAAATTAAAGGATGTCCATCGTTTGATGCATCACTTTGTTCAAATCGTAAAGTACCACCGTTAACCCATGATACTGTTCCTGGACCTGTTGAATTTCTAGCACCATCTAAATAATAGACATTGCCAGCGCCTCCACCGTAGAGGCTACCCGATGCTACGGTAACTGTATAAGTTAATTCTGCCATAGCATCGGCTCCCTCCTAAATTATGCGATTCTCAATATTGCTGCGCTCGTTGTAAATGCTGGAAACTGAATTGTAAAAGTTCCTGCAGATGCAGTTTTCTCACCGCCAAAATCTAATACAGCTACAGCTTTATCACTGTTAGTGTCGTTGTAAATCAAAGCACCTCTTGCTGTGATTGTTACACCAACAAATGATAAATCAGAAAAATCTGTGATAGCCGTGTTAGTTGCTAAAGATGTTCCTGTGTTTACAAGTGCTTTACCACCTGAAGAGTATCCACCTGACGGTGAAGTTACTTGTCCTCCAGTTGTAAAAGATGTCGTTGATTTTCCTAGCGTAGCAGGTGTTCCGTACAAAGCTAGTTTGAAACTGTTACCACCTGGGTTACTAAAATTATGAGTCGCTTCTAATAATTCTTTTTTAAAAGAATTACATATTGCGTTAGTTGTTATTGCCATTTTATCTCCTTAAATTTATGGTGACGGTGAAGGTATTTTAATTCGAGGAACTCCACTGTCGTATTCTCCTCTTCTTCGTCTACCCATTTGTTGTAGACCAAAAGCTTGTATGCTTTGATTATACCTGTCAGAATACAATTTGTATAGATCTTCAGGTCCTTTTAAAAATGAAAAAGCTTCTTTCAATACTCCATATAAGAGCATCGCCTCATGATGCTGGGATAGATATGTATTTGTAGAGCTATCAAAATGTGGTGGGTCTTTGATGTAGTTAATTTGTATATCAAAAGCTGCATTAGGAGTTGGTGCTAGTAATATATTTGTTTCGTCCCAGTTAGCATAATATTTTGGTGTTCCTGTTACTGTATCGTTTGGTGAAAATTCAGATATAAAACTAGTATCTCTTTTTTCTAAAAAGTCCCTTACATTAGAACTAATAATTTGAACAGATCTTAATGTTAATGCATCAGCAGGCATAGAAACATACCTGTTTCCGCTTGTTGTTTGAGAGTTTGCATATTTTCTCAAATCATCGTAATCAACTTGACCAGCTATATCTAATTCTGTGTTTCTTATAAACTGATCTAAGAGAGTATCACTTAATACATTACTATCTACTTCTGTGTAGTTTCTTACTTGAGTTAAAAATGCTGAATATGTTATTGCCATTATGATATACTCACTGTTACAGATCCTACTCGAGCTGAAGCTTCTCTTCTTCTATTCTGTAAAGAAGGATCTCTTGGTTGCATAGTTTGTAAGGATGTTGTTATCCCATTGCTAGTAACTTCTGTTTCAAAAGTCTCAAAAGCAAAGTCTCCAGGTAAAGTTAAATTAGCAACTCCTACAGAAGTGCCTCCTGAATCAGCTAATGTAACATCGTTAGAAGCCACAGTTTTAGGTTGTTGAAATCTCATTGGTCTTACTTTTTGTAAAGCTATAGCATCAGCAACATTTCTTTTTCTTCTTATTTGAGGATGTTTTTCTTCAAATTCAGATATATGAACAAAAGATCCATTCCATTCTGTAACCATTTCTTGATATGGAAATGCTTGACCACTTCTATCTGATATTGCTTTTGATCTTATTCCGTTTGCGTATTTAGCCATTATGTTAAATTTGGAAAGTACGATTGTGGAGTCACATATAATGATGTTCTCTGTCCATCTTCTTCCAAAGCCCTTTTTAGTTCATCTTCATAAATTAATTTCATAGCTTGTATTCTGTCAGGTGCTTTTTTCATAGATAAGTAATAAGCAAGACCCGCACACATACAAGGTAAAAATCTGTAAGCTACATCTGCTTGTTGATCGTTATAAGCTGTAGCATCTTCAATTCTGTTAATAGTATAAAATTTTAAAGTTGTGTAAGTTGAAGCATCAGGTGCAACATATAAACTTATTTTAGGTGTAGTTTGTCTATCGACATAATACTGAGATGGCTGACCCGTAGCTAATTTATTTGGTAAAGCTGAATATGCAGATCTATCTATTTTTGTAAGAGCCACATCTTGTGTGTTAGCATTATCACCAGCTGCAGCCGTAGTTGATATGTAAGCTTCCAAAACATCGTTTACATTTGAGGCAACAGTGTAAGTAGCTGTTCCTGCTGTTAAGGCTTGTTCATTTAATTGAACTTTCCAAAGGTGCACACCTCTGTTACCCCAATCAGCAAATAATAAATTTAAAGACCTTCTAGCAGTTTTCAAATCATAACCAGCCATTGGTCTTAGGCCACATCTCTCATAGCCTTCGTCTATAATCTCGTCAATATTTAAATCAAATGATGTTGAACCTGATGTTGCCATAATTAAAACCTTTTCCTTATTTTAAATCCGCCTTTGCCTTTAGAAGATATACCTATATCTAACTCCACATTGTTTTTATAAATTTTATTATAATTTAAGTTTGGATCTATGTCGACTTTAGTGTCTTCTACTGCAGTTATTATATTATCTCCATATTCTGTTTTAGGCATGTCAAAAGTAAATAAATTTACTTTAAATTTTCCTTTATTTATTCGCGGTTTTTTTACATCACCACCAATGTCTCTTTTTAAAATAGTTTTAACATTTGTAGGTTTACCACCTACACCTTGTGCTTTACTTCTTTTTCTTGCAACGGCACTCCGTCTCTGAGAGTCTGTCATGCTTGCTGCTTTGGCAGCAGGGACGCACTTTGGATATTTTCTTTTTGATCCACTTGCAGATTTTCTTCCACATTTTTTAAAGCCTCCACCTTTTTTCTTTGATCCAATATCT